TAGTTGAATACATACCTCCTGCTCCTCCACCTGACATGACAATGGTTGTTGTTACTGCTCCCGCAGGTTTCGTCCAAGTACCGCTACTGTCAAAGGTCTGCACATTGACACTTTGTGTCAATCCACCAGTTAGTCCTATAATATCAGCTACAGAATGAGTATGCACCAAGGCTGCTTTTTCTGCTAACATTTCTTCAAACTGTGTAGTTTTAACTTTAGTGTCTAAAGCAACTGTAAGTTCAGTTGTTTTTTTTAAAGAAGAAGACAACAGAGTTTGTAATTTTTTACTTAATAATTGCTGCTGTTGTAATGCTTTACTTGAACTCATTACTTACATTTTCTATTTTTAGGGCATGATGTCTTAGACTTACCGGGTCCACCCCATAGGTCTTTGCATGCCCAGTATTTAGCAGTGAGTTTATTACTTGCGGAATCACACTTATGTCTAGCCTTGAAAGACTTACGAGCTTCAGGACTATAGTTGTTACCATATCCTGCTGCTCCATAATGAATGATCTTCTCTTGCCCATTAGCACAAGCCTTTACTACCCGCTTCTTATTGGGGTTAGGAGACTTGCGAGGTTTGTTGCAAGGCATACTAGCCTTATTAACTTTCTTAGCCATTAGGTTGTCCTCCTGTAAATGCAGACATGTCAGCACCAGAGTTCTGAAGAACCTGCATGATACCCTGTCCACCATTCTGTGCGAGATCTTGTTGTCCTGCCTGTGCCATAATGTTACCCATTGCTCCAGCAGTTGCCTGTGTGGAAGCCTGAGCCATCTGCTGCTGAGCCTGTTGCTGCTGTAGCATCATCTGCTCTTGTTGAATGTCTTCAGCTGAGCGTACCCAATTACGGGCATCAAAGCCAAGAGAAGTAATCAACGCTCTAGCATACTCTTCCCATTTAAATGCAGCGGCTGCTTGCTCAGGTAGATTGCGAACCATATCGCCCATCTGCATAAGCTTTTGTAAATCAGTGTCACGACTCAAGGCTTGAAGACCAGTAATTACTTCAATAGATAGTACACCTTCAGCATCAAAGAACTGTTCATACATTCTTGTATCAAGTTCTTCTTTTTCAATCATTAAGAATACAGATCGCTTGACAATTGGTTCCATGAGATCTCTAGCGATAGCACTGAATGCTCCACCTAAGACTGTCTCAAGTTCAGAACCAATCATACGAACAGCAGTAGCAGTCACGCGGTCGCCACTTGGTAGTGAGGAGGCAGACATTAAGAATGCCTGACCAATCTCTCTACGCATAGTTTCAACAGCGGTCTGAGCGGCTGAGATCTGTGGGTTCATTGTCTGTGATGGTGACAGTACGAATACATCTGCTTGTCTCACGGGAATCCATGAGCCATTGGGTGCATCAGCAACATCGTCTACCTCAGTAATACCGGATGGATCAATACCCATCCAGAAGGCTGAGGCTGCTGCCATGCCATCAAGCAATGCCTTAGTATAACCATCAAGACTTGATAGGTCGCCTAGGATATCTTCGCAGTGCGATCTCCCGTAGTTTTCTCCGGGTATGCCGTACCACCGTAGTACCGTCACAGGACATACTTCGTAGACACCGCTTGTCAGTAGGTTCCCATCGCCGTCTTCCTTTTTGTACTTCCATAGGTTGTCCTCCTTGAGATATTGACAATATGTTTTTTTGTAACCTCTCTTAGCGGATTCGGGTAAGGAGAAGTGTGGACTAATTGCTTCTGGATCTACAAGATCATATTCAATATGAATAATTTCATTGACATCTCCAGCAACGGTACGCTGTATAGCATAGTTATCTAGACGGGTAACTCTAAACTTAAAGTCATCCATCTCATGTACTAAACAATCTCCAACTACAATTAAATTCTGAATTGCTTGATAGATTGTTTCTCTTAGGTTAGTACTAATAAGCTTACGATAGACTTGATAACTCATAGTCTCAAGATACTGTCCAATTTCTGCGGTTGGTTCTGTACCAGACCGAAGACCAAATTTAAAAAAGGGTGTGTCATTCAAAGGCATCATTGCTGATAGCATTCGACTAGCTAATGAAGTCACACCTCTTGCACCAACAGATGATGTTGGCTGTGGTAGTTCCATCTCTTCAGTCCAACCCTCAGGTGGTAGAAGACTTGGAACAGTTAGTGCTGCACATAGCCGAGCACGGTATAGTTTAGATGTTCGCATTGCATCTAACATTCGGAAGCGTTCAACAAGATTGTTTGTCATTTACACTCCTTTATGTAGATACACCATTGTATAGTGCTGAATAAAAATCTAATGCCTTGGCGTTACCACCTTGAATAGTCTTAGTACCTTGTGCTTCAGCCTGAGCCTGAGCTTCAAGGATTGCTTCTTGTTCGGCAGCAGTAGCTGTCTGAACTGCGGCTTGCTCATCTGCTTTAGTTCTAGCCATAGTAATGGCTTCTCTAGCAACACGGCGAGTTTCGGAGTCTTCGGCTGCTTTTCTACGCTCTTCTTCTTGTTCCTTTTGGAAGACGCGCTCGTCATCCATCAGTTTCTTTTGTTCATCATATGTCATACCACCGCTAATAGTAGGGCTTCCACCCATATTACTTGCCTCCTTGCTGTTGCTTTAGCACAGCTTTTAATTTGTTTACGACTTCTATTTGCCCTGCTCTAAATGCAGATCGTCTTGCAAACTTGCTTTCTTCACAGTCAGCATCGTATTCAAGGGGCTTGTATAGTTCTTCCAGAATTTTTATCAGGTCGGGGTCTATTCTCGGATACTTTTCTGATTTCATTTTTTAACTCTTCTATTTGAACATAGAGATCTTTGATTAACTGCTTGACCTCTGGCAAATCTATTGGGGTAGATAGAGTTAATCGAGTCTTTGCTTGATGGATATTAGTAATCATTTCTTTTTACTTGCTTTCTTTGCAGCCTTAGCTTCTTGCTTGGTCTGCTTAGTTATTTTTTTATTCAAATCAGCCAGTTGTTTTTCTAATGCTGTTTGATATGCAATAGTTTCACGCTGTTGTAAATCAGGATCAGATCTAAAACGTAGAGTTTCTACATCTCTAATAGCCTGTAACTTTGCAGCTGCTACTTCTTCTGGTAACTTATAGCTATAGATTTTATTTCTATCAGCATCATAACTTACGGTTTTATTCTTACCTTTAGCTTTTCTATAAGCATTCATATCAAAGCCAGCTTCAGTACTTGTGCTGTACCCTGTCTTAAGGGTGGGAGATTTAGCCATTACAGATTGAATGTATTGTTCTTGAATGCCAAGCTTTTGTGCTTCACCCTCTTGCTTTAAAAACTCAGCTACACGCTTCTGTTGCTCAGCATACAATTCATTTTGCTTAGTAACCTCACCGATCTGAAGATCAGCTTGCTTCTTTGCTTCAGCCTCTGGATTAAACACATAGAAAGCAGCATCATTATTTTCTGTACTAATATCACTACCTATATTAAAACGAATGTCTTTCATTTTTTCATAGAGTGGATTATAGATATCAGAAAAGTTAGGCAACTCTTTCTTAGTCAGGGCAGTCTCTTGAGTGGCAGAGAAGTAAGACTCTTGTCCTACATTTGCCATATCTAAAAGACCACCCTGAACACCGCTGATTTGTTTTTGTATCTGCTGTTGTTGAGCAGTAAGTTCTGCAGCAGATAGTGCAGGTGATTTTTTTCTTGCCATTGTTTATCCTGTTAAATCTATTATCTCACAAGCTCCTGCAGTACAGGCTAAGGTGTGAGATGATGTTGTTGTGTCTGTCTTCTCATATAAAGAGAGATGATTAAAGTCTACATCTATAACAGGAAACGAATTGTAAGTTTCTAGTGATATAGATTCAAAGGGAGCTTGTGCATAGATATGATCTGACTTGGGTAAGAAAGATATACCAGAGATCTTATCAAAGTTTTCCCATACCCATTGTCCAACAGGTAGGAATTCATTGTCAGCATAGTTAACAGTGATGCTTGGCTTGTGCTGACAGTAGTGCTCTTGATAAGTTAACCATAAGTTAAGATGATCAATAGCTGAGAGTTCATTCTGAGTTAGTGATCCCGATGGAGCAGCCTGAACAAAGGTAAAGACTGCAGTTGAATCTGCATTCATTACACAGTCTTCTACTGGTACTTGGGCATCTCTCATCATGAAGTAGAGTGGATCCTTCTTGTCGATACGAACTCTTCTAAAGTAATGCTCAGCATACCGGGGATGTAATCCACTGGCTGACGAAGCAAGACATGAAGTTGTACCTTCTGGTTTAATACAAGTAATTGATTTACTTGGATTGATACCCAGCTTCTTAGACCAGTCAAGGTTAGTCTTGATGGCTGTCTCTCGTAGATCCTCAAGGACATACTTAAGTCTGCCATGTCCTAGTAGACCGGACATCAGCTTGTTGTCAAAGATGCCTGTCATAGATACACCAAGGAGTCTCTCTTCTTCACAGTTATCCTGCCATGTCTTATCCTTGGCTAGGTATGGGAAGTAAGTGAACATGCTTTGGATAGTACCAATGATGGTAGCCATTTCAATTTTCTTTTCTAATGACTCTTGTGTATCAGTTGCATTGACAACAACAGTAGATAGATTACAGAATTGATTAGGGCGTAGGATGATCTCACTACATGGATTCGTTCCATAGTAATGATCTTCACTACGGTCTGCCTTGACTGCAATGTTCTTCATTGCATCACGATTACAAAGACCACGCTCTCCACTATGGGAGTTGTATAAGTCTGTCCACTCTTCGAGGAACTGACCCATTGATGGTCTGCCATTGTAGATGGCTGAGTTGTTCGCTAAGGCACGATGACTTGAGGCTTGCCACCACGCACCACTCTTGCAAGTAGCCATCTCACGGTCTGCTAGGTCGCTTAGAGAGATCATAGCGGAGCGGCGTACACCACCCACGATGACTGACTGAGCAATCTTGCAGCAGATATCATGGCACTCAAGGGGCGTAAGTCTACGACCTTGGGCAGAATAGAATGTCTGTACTACAAATCTAAAGACTTCTTCTAGTGGGGCAGGACCGCTTGCTCTACCACCAAAGGTCTTTAGTCTTTCACCTGACTTACGAATCTTACTTGTGTCCCATTTAATGTGGATACCCTTGTAAAGATTGTCAAGTAGATTATTAAGTGCATCGCACCAACCCTCGCGGCTATCTTCAACAAACATAACTGTATCAAACATCTTATGTATTGTTGGGATAGTCCCAAGTTTGTCCGTGCATCTACGCTCAACCGTATAGCCTACTCCAGTACCGCACATAAGAATGTACATAAGGTTGGAGAAGGAAGTTGTTTTATTAATCTCAATGTATGAGCAATTGTATAGGGCAGTATGATCACGATCCAATGCTGGACCTGCGGTCATCAACCCACGCATACTTGGTAGTACTTCTAGATTAAGGATAGCATCTCTGATATCTGTCCGTGTCAGAAGGACAGGAGCTTTACCAGTAAAGTAATTCCACCATCTATCGACAGTCTCATCCCAAGTCTCTCTTCGGTTTTCTTTATCTAGCCAACGACTGTAGCGACTGATAGCAATAAACTTTTGAAATGTATCCATTAGACTCCTGTACTCCCAAACTTACCTTCGCCTCGTATAGTATACGGAAGTTTATCTACAGAGACAAACGGGAACTGTGTGACGGGCATAAAGGCAATCTGTGCAACACGGTCACCTCTATGAAGAGTGTGTGTTGTTGTTGAATTGTTGATAAGTGTTAACCAAACCTCACCACGATAATCAGAATCAATGACACCAACTGAGTTGGCTAGGTTGATTCCCTTAGTAGCTAGGCTTGATCTCATAAATAATAATCCTACATATCCCTGAGGGATAGCTAGGCTAATCCCTGTAGATGCCCAAGAGGGAACTCCGGGTACTAAAGTAACATCAGCAGTAATCTTAAGGTCAGCCCCGGCTGCACCATTGGAGTAGTACGCTGGTAGGCAATCCTTGTCATGGAGTACCATAGGGATCTTAGAATCGCTAGTGTTCCCTTGAGTATCACTCTTAGTAGCCCCAACTATTGGGTCAAACAATAGAGGAGCCTTAGTTTTCTTGTTATATTCACCATGTCTAAGGATGCGGACACACCTAGCCATAGCGATACAGTAATCATAATCATATTTAGCCCCTTCATGAGGCGTTGCTTGGTCATAAGCTGCCAATACGGCGGCTGTCCAGTTACGGGGATGGACATACTTAAGCCACTTCTCTGCCTTGGCAGGTCCCCATTTCCAGATACCGGGGATATTATCAGTCGTATCACCCATGATCCATTGCTTGTGGAAGTTAAAGTCAGCAGTATAAGTATCAAGTTCTACTGGTTTAACTTCCTTGTCCGGGTTCCAATGCCACCCCGGTACAGACCGAAGATCCTTGTCAATGGTCACAGCAATAGCCTTGTTACCCGAAGCCATGAGTCCCATAATATCATCAGCCTCTAGGGTAGGAACAAAGAGTATATCATTCCGTTTAATTAAACTGACAGCTTCTGATAAAGTTTCTGGGGTTTGTTTCTTGACATCCCGATGGGCTTTATATGGTTCCCACACCTGTCTACGGAAGTTATCCTTACGATCACAGGAGATAGCCACATATACTTTCGTTACTCCTACGGGAGTCCATGCCTTGACATCATGTTCAATGCGCTCAGCAAGGTACTCAATGCCTTCTTGGTCTGCCCAAAAGGCAGCACGATAGGCAATGATATCTCCGTCAAGCACAGCAGTATCAGGTCTTGGTTGGCTTATCATCGTCTTCCTTATCTATAAAAATTTCCATGATCTCTTTGAACACAGTATCCCCATCAGGTAGTCTGTCTTCTCTTGAGGATAGGCACAGCTCACAGTTACACAAATCATCTAACATTGATTCGGAGAGTAGGTGAAACCATTCATCAAACTTTGTATTGCACTTAGTTTTGAATGCTGCCTCACTCTCATCATTCTTTAGTGTGTAATGAAACATGTCTTCATATTGTTTATTACCTGTCTCAATAGCAATTGCTAGTGCTTCAGACTCATGTGTTCTCCACTCTGCAAACTCCTCAGGGAGTTCACGCTCACCTGCTGAGATGAAGACTGTAAGAGCACGGATGTCACGAGCAGCAGCAATTTCATTGGTATAGCGACAGTCATCCACAATGATAACCTTCTCATGCCAGATAGATGGGTCAGCCTTTAGGGCTGCTTGTTCTTCCTCATAGAGTTTCTTAATCTTGTTTCTGAATTGTTTAACCCAGTAGTCTGGATCCTCTTGTCTCATAGTAGAGCCAAGGGTCTGACAGAACTCACGATACTCTTCTTGATTTGTATCCTTAGTGTATCCCTTCTTAGCCGCCTCTTCCTTAAGGGCAGCAGCGAAGGGAACAATCACTGGTGTATACTTATTGTTGTAAGCGTACTCACTGATCCACTTTGCTAGTGTTGTCTTTCCGACTCTTGCCTGTCCACCGATCATTATCGTTATCATGTAAGCTTTCCCATAATTGTTTTGGAGTGAATAGATCAGGGATATCCCAACCTTTGAATTGTAAGTAGCTGCATATAAAAGTAATACAGTTGGTTGGTTTGTTCATCCCTATGAACTGACCTATAGTAGTGTATGCTAACATCATATAACTATTAAGTGGTTTATATTTATAGGCAAAGATAATATCTTCCTCGTCTATATCAAAAGAACCTAGATCAAACTCATAGTACTTAGTTAAATTTAATTGCTTAAGTGCGGATAAGCGCATTACTTTTACTGGTCTTCTGTCAACCA